GTAAGGAGAGCCTTGAGCTGGACTAGCAATTAAGAACTGGTCGTTCATCCAACGAGTGGTGGCGTTACGCATTACTAGATTACTTGTGTCGTTTAGAACATCAATGACACGGAAGCGTTGTCCAGTGCCTTCTAAGACATAGTTAAAGATGCCAGAACCAGTAACAGCAGACAATGTCTCTGATAAAGAGTTCCAGTTGTAAGCATCTTCAACTTGACGCTTAGAATCATTGATGTATTTCGCAATCAGCTTCACATAAGCGTTATCCGATACTGAGGAAGCCTCTGGCTCACGCAGTCGGATTAACACATCGTTAGTTAATTCTAAATAGTTTTTAGTTGCCATATTTTTCCAAGTATATCATACTTTTTTATAAAAAGCAAGTGTTTTTTTAACAATCCCACTTTTTTAATGCCAATGCTTTACGGGTTGGTCTACCCTTTTCGTCCTTCATAGGACCAGCAACACCGCCCATCCGAGCGCAGAAGCTCTTACGCCGTGCAGCCGCTTTAGGCGACTTTGCAGCCTCTTTAGCAGATACAGGAGGCTTTAGCTTAGAACCAGTGGTCTTATTGTAATAATCCCGACCTTTCTGGTTTAAACCGCCTTCAGGGTTCTGAAACGCTTTCTTAGGCATTACTTCTTCTTTGCAGTCTTTGCGGCATCTTTAAAGTCTTGAGCCGAAGGAGCGCCTTTAGAGCCTACTTTACGCATCTTCTCACCTGAGCCAGCCTTGATACGGGCTTTCTTGGCTGCGATATTGGCGTACAATCCGGGTTTAGTAGCCACGCATCGACCCCATCTTCTTCGCTGGTTTAGCTTTAGGAGTAGTCATCTTAGCTCCTGTTTTCTGAGCATACGACTTAGCTTCTTTCTTACCCTTAGCTGTATACGGGAACTTCTTGTCTTTTACCGTTGGCATGATTACTTCCTTTTCTTGGGTTGGGGTTTAGATTGTCCAGCTTTGGATAAAGCGATTGCAATAGCTTGTTTCTGTGGCTTTCCTGACTTCATCTCTTTACGGATGTTGGTAGAGATAGTCTTTTGTGATTTACCGGCTTTGAGTGGCATATTAGTATTGGTTATATTGAACTGCGGAAGTTGCTTCTAACTCAAACGTACAGAGAACAGAACAATCTGCCCCTGTCTCTGCTTGTACTCTAATTTCATCACCTTCCTCTAAAGCCACATAAGCACCACCGTCAAACTTCAGAAAGGTCTTAGCAGCTAACGGATAGTTTAAAATAACCCTAACTTCAATATTTTCACTTTTGTCATACCACCATGCGGTAAAGTTCTTAGCAGAGGCAGTATTGTTCACAGCCCACAGCAGAGTCCACTTAGCTATCTGCCTTGTGGGTACAGTAAACAAGGTAGTCTTGGTGTTTGCTACTAAGTTCTTACCAACTGATAGTGGTCTCATGGTTTACTTTCTAAATACCATCTCTGAAACATAGCTGATGAAAGCACCAGCAACTGAGGCAACACCCATCAAAGCCCACAGAGAACCTTTACTACGCTCTGCCATAGCCACTAATCGTTTAATGTCAGCATCCATTGAGTTTACTTTATGCTCTAAGTTCTCAACAGCATTAACTAGCTTACCGTACTCTACAGGATTGATGTCACTCATACTGCTGCCTCTAACGCTGCGATTTGTGCTGCTTGTGCGTCTACGGTTGCTTTGAGTTCTTGGATTGCTGCTGTAAGAGTAGCTACAAGGAAGCTGGTGTCGATACCTTGCGCTTTAATTGAGCCGTCTTTATTGACAGCATCTTTTTCGCCAATAACTGCATCAGGAAAAATTTCTTGAAGTTCGTGTGCAATAAAACCTTGACCAACAGAATTGTCGTGTTTCCATGTATATGTTACTGGTTTAAGTAAAGCTATTTTATCTAATGTTCCGACCATTGGCACTACATTATCTTTTAAACGATAATCCGATGATGTTCCGTAAGCTGTTGTTGTGGCTGTATTTGAAATAATTCCAGATATTCCACCAGTAGAATTTTCAAAAATAACCGATGAACCAACATAGGTTGTAGACGATGCTTTTACAATAATTCCGTTTGCAACGCTGTTATCAAAACCAACTTGTAATTGACCGCCATAATTAGCACTAGTTGTTCTATTAACCAACAAATTACCACTAGGGATAATACGCATACGCTCTGTTGGTGATGATGTTCCATTAACAAATGTAATAGACCCGTCACTTGCGGTAGATAGGTTTGCATTGTTTGTTGAACTATTGTAATACAAATAAAGTTTATTTGTTGTTGTAGTTAAAGCTAAATTGCCATTAAAAACAGCTAATTTTGCATCGTATGTAGCAGGGCTACTTGTACCAATCCCCAAGTTCCCTGAACTATCAATACGCATGGCTTCTGCACCACCTTCAGAGAACGCAATCGTATCTGCTGCTGGGAAGAAGATACCTGTATTAGCGTCAGTACCTCGTATTGCAGGGGTAGCTGCTGTACCGTCTACATCGGATAAACCGTCTGTACCATTTAGTATCAAAGCCATTATACAAGTTCCTCTAAATAAGCTATACCGTCTATTACATTACCTTCTGCGTCTTGAAGTTCAACACCGTCAGCAAGGTCTTTTTTGAAGTTAGCGTAGTCTGTGTTTTCAAGTGAGAAAGGAATTTGTGCAAAATCAGATAATCGTTGAACATTTTTTTGCTGTCCAAACATATCAAGTGGTAGTAGTTTATACATAATCATAGCTCCGCAGATGCAGTCCAAGAACCGTAGTACATATAGGCAGTTCCAGAAAATCCCAACGCTGTGTTGAAACCTTCTGTAGTATATGATTGAGCGACAACACTGGTTGTATTTAACCAACCTGAACCGTTATATACACTCCATTGCCCAGATGTTCCTGGAATTGGAAGGTTTGTGTTTATAAATGTAATCGTAACAGCATCAGTTCTCATTGTGACTGGGTATTTTATCCAATTACCGTACGCAGCATTAGTGGCATATGTATTAACAACTCCAGAACTAAACATTCCCGTTGCTAAGGCTGAGTTATTGGTCGCAACAACGTTTGTTGAGCTGCTTTTGCAGAAATACCGCTGACACAAAGCCAACTCAGTACCATAATGTCTGTATTCAAATGAAGTAGCTTGTGTGCCTTTTTCAAGCTGAACCCCAGTAATGTAGAAGGTAGCACCGTTTGTACCGACTACGGATGTTGCGCCTGTGGCTGTAACAAAGTTACCTGCCGACCAAGCACCAGCAGTTCCGCTAAATGTGCTACCTGTACCAATACTAAAATCGATACTAATACCTACACCATTATTTGTTAACCATGTTCCTGATGTATCGCCAGCAATAGTTATTGATTTCTGCTCCCAAGTATTTGCAGAAGATATTGTGTATGAAAAAGGATAAGACCGATTTGCAGCGCTATTTCTTAATGCGCCACCAAATGTACCAGTTAATGAACTACGCACCCAAAAAGACAAAGTTACGGTAGCCGCATTCGCAGTTCCCCAGCCTAAATCTGCTATGTTAAATCCTTCAATTCGCTGGTCTATGAAGTAAAAATCGCTTGCGCCTAATGAGGTTGAGGCAAGTGATGTAGTTCCTAAATAATTAGTAAAACCAGCTGGCGGTGTTACAGACCCAGCGTTTTGTTGAATACTAAATTTAGATGTTTGAGATAACGCAGCGCTCCATCTATCAAGCGTATAGGTTGAAACTGAAGGAGTAACACTAGCACCAGCGTATCTTTGGTCAATACGACAGTCGCCATTAATTATTCTATTTTTAAATACTGAACTAATGGGTGCTAAAACTCCACCGCTTGCATCGTTTATACGATTCACCTGAAGTTGTGACATTATGCAACTCCTAATAGTGCTTTAACTTCATCGGCAGTTAAACCAAGTGCAGATAGTTTAGCTAATGCAGAAGTCTTTGTATCAACAGCTACTTGTGCATCCGCTTCAGCTTGTGCAGTTACCGCAGCTAGGTCATAAGTTACTTCATTGCCTTCTATATCGTAAGCATTATTACCACGAATGGTAACTACTGTTGGGTTTAATTTATAAATAGCCTCGTGGTTCATACAGCAATCTCCGTAGCAGAAAGGGAATACGCAGCTGAAGGGTGTACAATAAACGCTGTTCCACCAGCACTAGCACAAGCCATAAAAATTGCATATGTTTGAGTGCTTGTAGTGCCAGGACTAAAATACATTGTGCTGCCCATTGAAATGTATGTTCCTGGATTACAATAACCACCACTATATGCACCGCCAGCATTTGTTCCGTTAGAGTATACTTGTGCAAGAGCAGGAACTACAGAACCTGTAGCCATAGCACTTAGCCAATCAACTCTAATTACACTATTTGCTCTTTTTGGGGTTATTGAAATTGTAATTCCAGTAGCTACAGCGGATGTTGAAGTTGTTGAAATACCTGCAGAATTTTTATCAGACACTTGAACTACTTGAATAACACTACCTGCTTGAGGGCTTTCAGTCGTAATAATAGTTCCGTTAGAAGCAGGAAGTGTCTGCGTAAAGTTACTAGCAGTTGCAGGCTCTTGGATGGTTATTTGTCCTCCAGCAGAGGACTGCAGAACAATACTCATATTGTTTCCTTGTAAGTCTGTAGATATTTAATTGCGCTCTTCATGGTCTGTTCAGATTCTTTAAAATGTTCTATTCCTAAATTACAAGCAGTGCATAACAAACCTCTAATGCTGCCTGTTGTGTGGTTGTGGTCAACGCATAAAGTATTAAGTTTAATATTACATATCTCACAACAACCCCCTAACTTTTCATACTTTACTGCATATTCATCATAAGTAATGTTTATGCCTTGCGCCTTCCATGCTTTTCCACGGTACTTCTTTACACCTGATTCACTCTTTCTTCTTTTATTATCAACTACTCGTTGACACATTTTACAACAAGGTCTTATACCTGAAGGTCTATCATATCTTGGCGTGTACTCTGATGCAGGTTTGTCAATTTTACACTTAGAACATACTTTATTTAAAACCATATTTACAAGATAACCCAGCGACTGTTTGACGGTACAGTTACGGTAACACCAGAAGCGATTGTTAAAGCTCCTACAGAGTGTGCGTTGTTACCTGCAGTGATGGAGTAGCTGGTTGAGATGGTGTTGCTGTGTTCGTATAAACCTTTAGTGGTTTTGTTTGCATCCGTATCTAAAGGAGACCAAGACGCAGTAGTACCGTCGGTGGTTAAGTATTCTCCTGCGTTACCAGTCTGAGAAGGTAAAGCATCAACATTAGCCCATGATGTAGCTGTACCATTGGTAGTTAAGAACTTACCAGAGTTACCCGTTTGACTTGGTGTGTAGCTTGCTGCTAATGCTTCAGAAGCAGCAGCATTAGTTGCTGAGGTTGCTGCAGCACTGGCTGAGTTACTAGCATTAGTTGCGCTAGTGGCTGCTGCGCTGGCAGAGTTGCTTGCATTGGTGGCTTGGGTAGAAGCTGTAGTTGCTGAACCAGAAGCTGCTGTAGCACTAGAGGCTGCGTTGGTAGCTGATGTACTTGCAGCAGATGCACTGCTCGATGCATTAGTAGCCTGAGTAGTGGCTATACCTGCTTGAGTAGTAGCTGTTGTAGCTGATGTTGAAGCTGAAGTAGCAGAATTACTTGCGTTGGTTGCTGATGTGGAGGCATTGCTTGCAGATGTTGAAGCCGCTGACGCAGATGATGCAGCAGCAGTTGCTGACGTAGAAGCATTGGAAGCACTCGTAGAAGCAGCGGTTGCGCTGTTGGATGCATTAGTGGCTGAAGTAGCTGCAGCCGTAGCTGAGTTACTTGAGTTAGTAGCTTGAGTTGAAGCTGTAGATGCGCTAGAGGATGCAGCAGAAGCACTAGATGCTGCGTTAGTTTCTGCAGTCTCTGCGTTGGTTTCTGCTAGTTCAGCAGCAGTTTGAGCTGTCTCTGCAGCCGCTTGTGCAGCCTCAGCAGCGGCTTGCGCTGTCTCTGCGTTGGCTTCAGCAGTCTCAGCGTTTGTCTCTGCAGTCTCTGCGTTAGTCTCTGCAGTTTGTGCATTGGTTGCAGCGGTAGAGGCTGTTGATGCAGAACCCGCAGCAGCGGCAGCACTCGCAGCAGCAGCATCGGCATCAACCTGAGCTTCGGCAACGAGTTCACGAATTAATAGGGCTTCACTAGAAGAATCCGCTACAGCGTCTCCTGCACCGCCTGCTCCTCTGTATATCGAAATAGATTTACCCTGCCTTTCTAAATTCTATTAGATTTAGAACGATTTTCTCGTCCTGTAAGTAGTTGTAAGTTCCAAGGTACATGTAAGCCACAGACTGTTTTACCTTTTAATGGAACTATATGGTCAACTTCATATTTAGTATCTGTTAATTCGCACTGCAGTTTAGCAAGCCAGTAAAACGATTCTATTTGCTTGTAGTGTTCTTCTTTTAACCACTTTGGTGTTGCTTGTAGTTTTGCCGCACGTCTTTTATTCTGATAAGCGCAATGTTTATCTTTGTTGTTTTTAGTCCAGATTTTATTGTATTCGTTATTCTTTTGTCTTGCGTACTCATAATTATTATAATACCATTCTGAAGCTCTTTGTTTTGCTGCTTCTCTATTTCGTGCTGCGTATTCTCTATCTTGTTGTCTTTTACAAGGTTTGCATTCTGTTGCTAATCCATCAGGTTTAGATTTGTTAACACCAAAATCTATTTCAGGTTTAGATATAGAACACTTCCAACAATGTTTCATGAATCTCCTTAACTTGTTTAAATACACTCTATGGAATGTACTTAAACAAACTCCCCCATCCAAAGTCAGATAGGACAGGGGAGGAGTTACTACTAGGCGTTTACAGCAAGAACGAAGCCAGCTTCTGGACGTACAACTTTAGTGCCGAACAATGTGTCAGCAGTGTAAAGTGTAGACAAGTAGTCTTGCTTGTACTGAGTCTGTGAACGAACACCTAACTGCTCGCCCAATACCATTGTGTCGGTATGGAACAAAACAGCGGCTTTGATTGCGTCGCCAACAGAGTTATCATCGGCTGTTTCGATAACAGGCATATTGCTTGACACATAGATGTCAATGCCGTACAACTTACCGATTTGACCATTGTTTACGCCACGACCATCAACGAAGTCAGAGCTGTTATAACGGTCAATACCCATGATTGCGTTACGCAGTGAAGGAGGAATCGCAAACTTACGACCATCCATTGGTACGTCAGCGTCGTCCATCAACTGGATGAGCTTACGGAAACCAGCGTCAGTGAACAAGTCAGAGGTGGTTACAGTGTCGAGAGCATAAGCTGTCAAACCTGTAGTTGCATCGATGAAGTACGCATTGCTGTGTACCCAATCAGAAGCGTCGCCGTCGCCAAAAGACTTACCCAAGGCGATGAGGTCGTCATCAACTTGTTTAGCCAAAGCGTAACCAGCGTCTTCCGTGTAGAAAGACCGCAGTGACGACAGAGCCTGAACTTCGACGATGTCCTCGATGAAACGTGAGTACTCGAAATGACGGTTGATGAGAAGCTGTACTTCGCTCTCTGTATCAGCTTGGATGGTAACAGCGGTGTTAGCAGCCTTGAGGGTTGCAGTACCACGAGTTGGTTTAGGGATGTGCAGTGTATCGCCTTTTTTGCCTTTGAAAGACATTTTGCGAACAAGGTTAGCCAATACTAGGTTTTTCTTGTATGCAGCGATAACTTCGTCAGACCAAATTTCTGGAATGAACTTGTCTGCGTTTGTTTTGTTGACGATAGATGTACTACCGCCGGGGTATGCTACTTTTGCCATGATGTATTTCCTTTAATTAGAAAGTCTAAAATTACTTAACTCTCCCTGTTGCGTATGCGTCCATGATTTCATCGGACAACTGCATATAACGCTCAGGGTCGGTCATTCTCAGTTTAATAAGGTCTGCTCTACGATATACTTTTCGACTGGTTTCACCAGCACCACCAACATCGACTGTAGCTGCCTTCATTGCTTGTTCTTGAGACTTGCTTTCTACATCGGCTGATTGTTGAACTTGGTTCTGCTGTTTGATTTGTCTAAGTTCCTTGTAGGTACTTAACAATTCATCAGCGGATTCAAAGTCAAATTCAGCGTCTGCACGAGCAAACAAGTTTAAGCGAATAGCAGAAGATTTAACCCAATCTTGAAACCCTGCATCTTGTGCGATGGTTGCAAAGTCTGGGTGCTTTGATGACAACTGTTGAGCTGTCTTCATGCGCTTCATTTCTAACGCTGCTTGTCTTGCTTCAAGAACTGCAGGATGCTTCTCTACTTGTCTGTTGACCGCACTAGCTGGGTCTGCAAAAAAGTCGTCTTCGAGCGATTCTTCAATAGGCTTCGCTTCCTTAGCCCTAGAGTCGAGTTGTTGTTTTAACAGTTGGTCTGCAAGGCTTCGTACTTCATGAACTTCGTTTGCTTGTCGTCCAATGAGCTTTTCAGCCTCTTGGTGCATCTTAGCAATCTCAATAGCAGACTTACCACGATACTTCTCTGGTAATTCTTCTACGGGTTCTTTGACATCAACCGCTTCAGTATTGTCTACAGTAGTGCTGTCGGGTACTGGGGTTGTAACGTCTTGTACTTCTTCTTGCTCACTGCCGTTAAACAGTTCTTCTTCTTGAATAAAGTTTGCTGCCATTTAAAGTCTCCTGTCACCGAATCAAGTGATTTTAGGATTTGTAATCTAAGGCTTTACCTGCGGTAAAGGTATCTTAGGCGTTTTGCTTTGCTTCTTGCTTCTGCTTGTCTTCGTGCCTTTTCGCCCATCTATCATAGGCAGCCACAAAGGTTGGGTCTGTGCCATCTAAACTCACCCTTACAGGAGAGATAATTCGATTAGCTACATTCCCACAACTACAGGAGATTGTTGTTGTCTCATAATCAACAAAACCTTCTGTAATATGTTCTTCACTACATTTAAAGTCGTACATTCTACGAGCCATCTGCTGAGTCTCCCGACATGAGCTGCTCGTAAGCCTGTTCTGAAGCAGGTTTAAGGGTAATGAGCCACTGAAGCAAGTCCAGTTGTCCCTTCTTTACCATTAAATCCGCTTCACTTTGGATTGATAGCACATGGTTCAACGAATTAAACATATTTTGTGCATCTTCCACTAAATCTTGCCACCCTTCAGTAGACATCATTGAAAAGCGGTTTTCGTAATACTGTTGAAGTTTCTTATCTATCATTCTTCTTTGTCCTTTGAGGAGAAGTGAGTACTTACTTACTTATTTTGTTGCAATTCTACCACACTTTTGTTAAAAAGTCAATAGTTTTCTTTACTTTTGGCGTGATTTCTGCATCTGCAGTTCAACAATCTTACCTTTGTTGTCAATGTCCTTTTCTTTGAGCATCAAATCAGCGATTCTTGCCCGCTTTTCAAACTCATTGTCTTGGTTTTGACCATCAATGTTGGTAGAAAGTGAACTAATAACCTTAGCTTTGAGTTCTTCCGGCAGTAATTGGGTCTCAACTACGGTCTTCTGAGCTTCTGCTTGGTCTCTTTGCGCTCTGGCTTGCAAGGAAGCGGTCTGTGCCTGAGCCTGTTCCATCTGCATTTGCTGCGCCATCTGCTGTTGTTGCTGTGCTTCTGGGTTTGGCTGACTCATTTGGTCTAGGGCTTGCTCCATCTCAGCACGATTAGACAGGCTGGAGTTAGCAATGATGCCTTTGAGGATGATTGGCAATACAGGAGTATCTGGTC